CCAGGAGAAGTTTAATAAATAATTAGGAGTGGTAACATGCCCGAAATCATTGGAATTGTTAAAGTAGATTTTACAGATTTAGAAGATAACAGACATGTCTATATGAAAGGGCATGTCTACCCTCGCAAAGGTTATGATCCTACAGATGAACGTATCAAAGCTTTAGCTAGTGTTGAAAATAAACGCAACGAACAAATGATTTACATTGTAAATGACAAATTAACCAAAAAAGAACTTGTCGAAATAGCAAGTGTTGCTGGCTTACAAGTTGATGAAAAACAAACAAAAGCTGAAATTATCAATGCTTTTGAGTCACTAGAGTAGGTGGTTATATGACTACGCTAGCTGATGTAAAAAAACGTATTGGTCTTAAAGATGAAAAGCAAGATGAACAATTAGAGGAAATTATAAAAAGTTGTGAAAGCCAGTTGTTATCAATGTTACCTATTGAAGTTGAACAAATACCGGAAAGGTTTAGTTACATGATTAAAGAAGTTGCAGTTAAACGCTACAACAGGATTGGTGCTGAAGGTATGACATCAGAAGCGGTTGACGGACGTAGCAATGCGTATGAATTGAACGATTTCAAGGAGTATGAAGCTATTATTGATAATTACTTTAATGCTAGAACGAGAACTAAAAAAGGAAGGGCTGTGTTCTTTTGAGATATGAAGATAGAGTTATTTTTCAATTAGAACAAGTAGCAACTTACAATCCTAAAACTAGCAAAAAAGAAAACACACTAATCACTTATGATGCGATACCATGCAATATTAACCCCATTTCTAGAGCAAGAAAGCAACTTGAATTTGGTGATGTAAAAAACGATGTAAGTGTTCTGAGGATAAAAGAATCAATATCTTACCCTGTTAGCCACGTGTTGGTTAATGGCATTCGCTACAAGATAGTTGATACAAGGATATACAGACACGAAACGTCATATTATATCGAAGAGGTCAATTGATGAATATAGATGGATTAGACGCACTGTTAAACCAATTTCACGATATGAAAACCAACATTGATGATGATGTTGATGATATTTTACAGGAAAACGCCAAAGAATATGTAGTACGAGCTAAATTGAAAGCTAGAGAAGTAATGAATAAGGGTTATTGGACTGGTAATTTATCACGCAATATCAGATATAAAAAAACTGGCGATTTGCAATACACTATCACATCGCATGCAGCTTATAGTGGTTTCTTAGAGTTTGGTACTCGATACATGGAGGCAGAACCTTTTATGTGGCCAGTATATGAGGTAATAAGAAAATCAACTGTAGAAGAATTGAAAGCGTTGTTTGAATAGGAGATAAAAGCATGACACCGAACTTACAACTTTATAATAAAGCGTATGAAATGCTACAAGGATATGGATTCCCTGTTATTTCTCGTAAAGAGATGCAACAAGAGATTCCGTATCCTTTTTTTGTAATAAAAATGCCGGAGTCAAACAGAAGTAAATACACGTTTGATAGTTATTCTGGTGACACGAATTTAGTTATTGATATTTGGAGTGTAAGTGATGATTTAGGACATCATGACGGACTTGTTAAAAGATGTATTGATGATTTAACACCTAGCGTTAAAACAAACGATTATGACTTTGAAGAAGATGATACTAACATCACACAGTTAGTTGATGATACTACCAATCAAGAATTGATACACACATCAGTAACGATATCTTACAAAACATTTTAAAAAACGGAGGAATATTGAATGGCAAATATGAAAAATAGTAATGATCGTATTATTTTATTTAGAAAAGCTGGCGAAAAAGTAGATGCTACTAAAATGCTTTTTTTAACTGAATACGGCTTATCACATGAAGCTGATACAGATACAGAGGATACAATGGACGGTTCTTATAACACTGGTGGTTCTGTTGAGTCAACAATGTCTGGTACTGCTAAAATGTTTTATGGTGACGATTTTGCAGATGAAATTGAAGATGCAGTTGTAGATCGCGTATTGTATGAGGCTTGGGAAGTTGAAAGTAGAATACCAGGCAAAAATGGAGATGCCACTAAATTTAAAGCGAAATATTTCCAAGGTTTCCACAATAAATTTGAATTAAAAGCAGAAGCTAACGGTATTGATGAATATGAATATGAATATGGAGTGAATGGTCGTTTCCAACGTGGATTTGCAACACTACCTGAGGCTGTAACAAAGAAACTTAAGGCGACTGGATACAGATTCCATGACACTACAAAAGCAGATGCGTTAACTGGCGAAGATTTAACAGCAATTCCACAACCTAAGGTAGATTCATCAACGGTTACACCAGGAGAGGTATAAAAATAGGGCGTTAAGCCCTATTTATTTTGTTTAAATTAATCATGAATGGAGATTTTAAGTTATGAATGTAGAAATTAACGGAAAGTCATTAGAATTAAGTTTTGGTTTTAAATTTTTAAGAGAAATCGATAACCGATTAGGTTTAAAAGTTGAACAAGCTTCTATCGGTCAAGGTGTATCAATGTTGCCTGTAGGTTTAGAAAGTGGAAATCCGGTTGTGATTGGCGAAGTTTTAATCGCAGCTACATCTCACTTAAAAAAACAAGCAATTACTATTAATAACATTGATGAAGCATTAGATGAAATCGCAGAAAATATCGGACTAGAAGAATTCGGTTCGGATATTTTAACGGAGTTGGGAAAGCGACCTATGACCCGAAACCTAGTCGAAGTAGTGGAAGCGGAAGAGAAACCAGCGGAAGCGTAATAGCTTACGACAGAATCGTTATAACTTGTATGTCAACACTTGGTATTACAGATTTGAACGTTATTGAGCAAATGACATTAACAGAATATAACTATCGAATGTATGCGAAAGAGTATGAAATGCTAACCCAAGAATTCGAACGTTACAAACTTGCGTTTGCTATTCGTGATGCTGCAGCTACTAAAAATGTTGGGACAGAAAATAAACCTAAAGAGGAATATGTTTTTAACAATGCAAACGACGTATTGCCTTATGAAGAAAATATCCAACGGCTTAACGAAGGTAAAGATATAAGATTTAGCAGCGAACGTGATGAATACGAACCACAAAATAATGAATTCTTTAAAGTTATAGCAGAATTTAATAAGCAATAGAAAGAGAGGTGTTAATGTGACGGAATATAAAATTAAAGCGACTATTGAAGCTAGTGTAGCCAAATTCAAAAGGCAAATTGATAGTGCGGTTAAGTCTGTGCAAAGATTTAAACGAGTAGCAGATCAAACTAAAGATGTTGAATTAAACGCTAACGATAAAAAATTACAAAAAACTATCAAGGTTGCTAAAAAGTCTTTAGATGCCTTTAGCAACAAAAATGTAAAAGCTAAATTAGATGCTAGTATACAAGACTTACAACAAAAGATATTAGAATCAAATTTTGAACTAGACAAACTTAACTCCAAAGAAGCTAGCCCTGAGGTTAAACTACAAAAACAAAAGTTAACTAAAGATATCGCTGAAGCAGAAGTTAAGTTATCCGAACTAGAAAAGAAGCGTATCAGTATTGACGTCAATGCAGATAACAGTAAATTCAATCGAGTGTTAAAAGTATCTAAAGCTAGTCTTGAAGCATTAAATAGGTCTAAAGCCAAAGCTATTATAGACGTGGACAATGGTGTTGCTAACTCTAAAATAAAACGCACTAAAGAAGAGCTTAAAAGTATTCCAAACAAAACTAGATCTCGACTAGATGTAGATACAGGGCTTTCTATACCAACTATTTATGCGTTTAAAAAATCATTAGACGCATTGCCGAACAAAAAAACAACAAAGGTAGATGTCGATACTAATGGTTTAAAGAAAGCTTATGCCTACATAATAAAAGCAAACGACAATTTCCAAAGACAGATGGGGAATTTAGCTAATATGTTCCGTGTGTTCGGTACTGTAGGTTCTAATATGGTTGGTGGATTACTAACTTCATCTTTTAGTATCTTAATACCTGTAATAGCGAGCGTAGTACCTGTAGTATTTGCGCTATTAAACGCTATCAAAGTGTTAACTGGCGGTGTACTTGCTTTAGGTGGTGCGGTAGCAATAGCCGGCGCTGGCTTTGTAGCATTTGGCGCAATGGCTATCAGCGCTATAAAGATGCTTAGTGACGGCACTTTACAAGCTAGCTCAGCAACAAACGAATACAAAAAAGCTTTAGATGGCGTAAAGTCAGCATGGACTGATATTATAAAGCAAAATCAATCCGCTATATTCACAACTCTTGCAAACGGTTTAAATACTGTTAAAACAGCAATGCAGAGCTTACAACCTTTTTTTAGTGGTATTTCAAGAGGAATGGAAGAGGCGTCTCAAAGTGTGTTTAAATGGGCTCAAAATAGCGGTGTAGCATCAAGGTTCTTCAACATGATGAATACAACTGGTGTTTCGGTATTTAACAAGCTATTAAGTGCTGCAGGCGGTTTCGGTGATGGATTAGTCAATGTATTCACACAATTAGCACCACTGTTTCAATGGTCGGCTGATTGGTTGGATAGATTAGGTCAATCTTTCTCTAACTGGGCTAATAGTGCAGCTGGAGAAAATTCGATAACTCGTTTTATTGAATACACAAAAACAAACTTACCTATCATTGGTAATATTTTTAAAAATGTTTTCGTTGGAATTAACAATTTGATGAATGCATTCAGTGGATCATCAACTGGCATTTTCCAATCTCTTGAACAAATGACAGCTAAGTTTAGGGAATGGTCTGAACAAGTAGGACAATCTCAAGGGTTTAAAGACTTTGTCAGTTATATACAAACTAATGGACCACTAATAATGCAATTAATTGGGAACATTGCAAGAGGATTAGTTGCATTCGCAACAGCGATGGCTCCTATAGCTAGTGCAGTATTACGCGTTGCAGTAGCAATAACTGGTTGGATAGCTAACTTGTTTGAGGCGCATCCAGCTACAGCACAATTAGTTGGTGTCATTATAACTTTAGTTGGTGCATTTAGATTTTTAATTGCTCCAATATTAGCGGTAATGGACTTTTTAGGACCATTAGCAGCAAGATTGGTTGCATTAGTAACTAAGTTTGGTTGGGCTAAAACAGGAACTTTAGTATTAAGTAAGGCAATGACATCGTTAAAAGGTCCAATAAAATTAGTTACAGCTATATTCCAATTGTTATTCGGTAAGATTGGATTAATTAGAAATGCTATCACAGGACTAGTAACTGTGTTTGGTATTTTAGGTGGTCCAATAACAATAGTTATCGGTGTAATCGCTGCATTAATAGCTATATTCGTTTTATTGTGGAATAAAAATGAAGGATTCAGAAACTTTATTATAAATGCTTGGAATGCGATAAAAACGTTTATGGTTACAGTTTGGAATGTGTTGAAAACTGTAGCTTCGGTTGTATGGAATGCTATTTTAAAAGCTATCACTACAGCAGTAACTAATGTATACAATTTTATAATGATTGTTTGGAATCAAATAGCCGCTTATTTACAAGGGTTATGGAATGGAATTATCGCTATTGCAACAACGGTATGGAACCTTTTAGTTACAATCATCACAACTGTTTTCACGACGATAATGACAATAGTTATGACGATATGGACAGCTATTTGGACATTCTTAAGTACAATCTGGAACACGATAATTACAATCGCTACTACGATTTGGAATTTGTTAGTCACTGTAATAACTACAGTATTTACCACAATTATGACTATCGCAATGACAATTTGGAACGCTATTTGGACGTTCTTACAAACGTTGTGGAACACTATAGTTACTGTGGCAACTAAGGTTTGGAACGCTATCACTACAACTATATCTACTGCGTTACAAGCGGCATGGAGTTTTATTTCTAATATATGGAATACGATTTGGAGTTTCTTATCTGGTATATTAACGACAATTTGGAATAAAGTTGTAAGCATATTCACACAAGTTGTATCAACTATATCAGACAAAATGTCTCAAGCTTGGAACTTCATCGTGACTAAAGGTATGCAATGGGTATCTACTATAACAAGTACGCTAATTAACTTTGTTAATAGAGTTATTCAAGGATTCGTTAATGTTGTAAACAAAGTTAGTCAAGGTATGACAAATGCAGTAAATAAAATAAAAAGCTTTATAGGAGATTTTGTGTCTGCAGGTGCTGATATGATCCGTGGTTTAATTAGAGGTATTGGACAAATGGCTGGCCAATTAGTAGATGCGGCTAAAAATGTTGCTAAGAAAGCTTTAGATGCAGCTAAAAGTGCTTTGGGTATTCACTCACCTTCACGTGAATTCATGGATGTTGGTATGTATTCAATGCTAGGTTTCGTTAAAGGTATAGATAATCATTCAAGTAAAGTTATCCGTAATGTTTCTAATGTTGCAGATAAAGTAGTTGATGCATTTCAACCTACATTAAACGCACCTGACATTTCTAGTATTACAGGAAACTTAAGTAATTTAGGTGGAAATATAAATGCGCAAGTACAACACACACATTCTATTGAAACATCACCGAACATGAAAACTGTTAAAGTTGAATTCGATGTCAATAACGATGCGCTTACTAGTATTGTTAACGGCAGAAATGCTAAACGCAATTCTGAGTATTACTTATAAAGGAGGTTACAAATGGACATAGAATTAACAAAAAAAGATGGTACTGTAATCAAATTAAGTGAATACGGGTTTATCGTTAACGATATAGTAATTGATAGCATGCAAATCAACACAAAGTATCAAGACAAAGAAAATATGAACGGTCGTATATTAATGGGGAGCAATTATATCAGTAGAGATATAGTTGTTCCTTGTTTTTGTAAAGTTAAAAATCGTTCAGACATTGCTTATATGCGAGATATGTTGTATAGGTTAACGACAGACATAGAACCTATGTATTTACGAGAAATAAGAAGAAAAGAAGAGTTGAATTACAGGTTTACTCAACCAACTTCTGATGATTACGTGAAATTAGATAAAAACAACTTCCCGGATTATGAATATTCAAGACACGATCAACAAATTTATGTAAATGGTAAACAGTATAAAGTTATTTTTAACGGAGTTATAAACCCTAAACAAAAAGATAATAAAGTTTCTTTTGAACTAAAATTCGAAACTACAGAATTACCATACGGCGAAAGTATTGGAACAAGCCTAGAGTTAGAAGAAAACAAAAAGGTTGGATTGTGGTCGTTTGATTTTAATATTGATTGGCATGCAGGCGGAGACAAAAGAAAGTATACATTTGAAAATTTGAGCAAAGGTACAGTTTACTATCATGGTAGTGCTCCTAACGACCAATTCAACATGTATAAAAAGATAACAATTATTTTAGGCGAAGATACAGAATCGTTTGTATGGAATTTAACGCATGCTGAAATAATGAAAATTGAGGGGATTAAACTAAAAGCTGGAGACAAAATTGTTTATGATAGCTTTCGAGTTTATAAAAACGGTGTCGAAATAAGCACTGAAACGAACATAGCCCAACCAAAATTTAAATACGGAGCTAATAAATTTGAGTTTAATCAAACAGTTCAAAAAGTTCAGTTTGATTTGAAATTTTATTATAAGTAGGTGTCAGAATGACAATAATTGTAAGACCACCTAAAGGTAATGGCGCACCTGTACCAGTAGAAACAACTTTAGTAAAAAAAGTTAATGCTGACGGTGTATTAACTTTTGATATTCTAGAAAATAAATATACTTATGAAGTTATTAACGCTATAGGGAAAAGATGGATTGTTAGTCATGTCGAAGGTGAAAATGACAAGAAAGAATATGTAATAACTGTCATTGATAGGAAATCAGAAGGCGACAGACAACTGGTTGAATGTACTGCTAGAGAGATTCCTATAGACAAGTTAATGATTGATAGGATTTATGTTAATGTAACAGGATCTTTTACAGTAGAAAGATATTTTAACATTGTGTTTCAAGGTACTGGAATGCTTTTTGAAGTCGAAGGTAAGGTTAAGTCTTCGAAGTTTGAAAATGGTGGTGAAGGCGATACAAGGTTAGAAATGTTTAAAAAGGGATTAGAACATTTCGGTTTAGAATATAAAATAACGTATGACAAAAAGAAAGACAGATATAAGTTTGTATTGACGCCTTTTGCAAATCAAAAAGCGTCTTATTTTATTTCTGACGAAGTCAACGCCAACGCTATAAAACTCGAGGAAGATGCAAGTGATTTCGCCACCTTCATTAGAGGATATGGTAATTATTCAGGAGAAGAAACATTCGAACACGCTGGGCTCGTAATGGAAGCTAGAAGCGCATTAGCTGAGATATATGGCGATATCCACGCAGAACCATTTAAAGATGGTAAAGTGACTGACCAAGAAACTATGGATAAAGAATTGCAATCGAGATTGAAAAAGTCGTTAAAACAATCTTTGTCTTTAGATTTTTTGGTCTTAAGAGAATCATATCCAGAAGCAGACCCACAACCCGGAGACATAGTACAAATAAAATCTACCAAACTAGGTTTGAATGATTTAGTCCGTATAGTACAAGTTAAAACGATTAGGGGTATAAACAATGTAATTGTTAAGCAAGATGTAACGCTTGGTGAGTTTAATCGAGAACAACGATATATGAAAAAAGTTAATACTGCAGCTAACTATGTTTCTGTATTAAATGATGTTAACCTTTCTAATCCTAGTAAAGCGGCAGAAAACTTGAAGTCTAAAGTAGCGTCAATAGCTAAATCAACACTCGATTTGATGAGTAGAACTGATTTGATTGAAGATAAACAACAGAAGGTAAGCTCTAAAACTGTGACTACATCTGACGGCACTATCGTTCATGATTTTATAGATAAATCAAACATTAAAGATGTAAAAACGATTGGAACGATTGGCGATTCTGTAGCTAGAGGATCACATGCGAAAACTAATTTCACAGAAATGTTAGGCAAGAAGTTAAAAGCTAAAACGACCAACCTTGCAAGAGGTGGTGCAACAATGGCAACAGTTCCAATAGGTAAAGAAGCGGTAGAAAACAGCATTTATAGACAAGCAGAGCAAATAAGAGGAGACCTAATCATATTACAAGGTACAGATGATGACTGGTTACATGGTTATTGGGCAGGCGTACCGATAGGCACTGATAAAACCGACACTAAAACGTTTTACGGCGCCTTTTGTTCTGCAATTGAAGTTATCAGGAAAAATAATCCAGCTTCAAAAATACTTGTAATGACAGCTACTAGGCAATGCCCTATGAGTGGTACAACGATACGCCGTAAAGATACGGACAAAAACAAACTAGGGTTAACTTTAGAGGATTATGTCAATGCTCAGATATTGGCTTGTAGTGAATTGGATGTACCAGTATATGATGCCTATCATACAGATTATTTTAAGCCATATAATCCAGCGTTCAGAAAATCAAGTATGCCAGACGGATTGCATCCGAACGAGAGGGGTCATGAAGTTATTATGTACGAACTTATTAAAAATTATTACCAGTTTTACGGATAGAAAAGGAGGAAGACATGGATAACAAATTAATTATAGACTTAAGTAGAGTTTTCGATTACAGATATGTAGATGAAAATGAGTATAATTTCAAGCTTATTTCAGACATGCTGACTGATTTTAATTTCTCTCTTGAATACCATAGAAATAAAGAGGTATTTGCACATAATGGAGAGCAAATAAAGTATGAGCATTTAAATGTCACAAGTAGCGTCTCTGATTTTTTAACGTATCTAAACGGCCGTTTCAGCAATATGGTACTAGGTCATAACGGCGACGGTATCAACGAAGTAAAAGACGCGCGTGTTGATAATACTGGTTATGATCATAAGACATTGCAAGATCGTTTGTATCATGATTATTCAACACTAGATGCTTTCACTAAAAAGGTTGAGAAAGCTGTAGATGAACACTATAAAGAATATCAAGCGACAGAATACCGATTTGAACCAAAAGAGCAAGAACCGGAATTCATCACAGATTTATCGCCATATACTAACGCAGTAATGCAATCATTTTGGGTAGACCCTAGAACAAAAATTATTTACATGACACAAGCGCGTCCAGGCAATCATTACATGTTATCTAGATTGAAGCCTAACGGACAATTTATTGATAGACTGCTAGTTAAAAATGGCGGACACGGCACACACAACGCCTATAGATATATCGGCAATGAGTTGTGGATTTATTCAGCAGTGTTAGACGCTAACAACAATAACAAGTTTGTACGCTTTAAATACAGAAGCGGAGAAATGACGTATGGCAACGAAATGCAAGACGTTATGCCAAATGTATTTAACGATAGATATACGTCAGCAATTTATAATCCTATAGAAAACTTAATGGTTTTTAGACGTGAATATAAAACTTCTGAACAACAAGCTAAGAACGCATTAAATTTTGTTGAAGTAAGAAGTGCTGACGATATTGATAAAGGTATAGACAAAGTACTGTACCAAATGGATATCCCTATGCAATACACATCAGGTACGCAACCTATGCAAGGTATTGCTTATGATGCAGGTATCTTATATTGGTACACTGGCGATTCAAATCCAGCTAACCCTAATTACTTACAAGGCTTCGATATCAAAACGAAAGAATTGTTATTTAAACGTCGTATCGATATAGGCGGTGTGAATAACAACTTTAAAGGAGATTTCCAAGAGGCTGAGGGTCTAGATATGTATTACGATTTAGAAACAGGACGCAAAGCGCTTTTAATCGGGGTAACTATTGGACCTGGTAACAACAGACACCACTCAATTTATTCAATTGGTCAAAGAGGTGTAAACCAATTCTTAAAAAACATCGCACCTCAAGTATCAATGACTGATTCAGGTGGACGTGTTAAACCGTTACCAGTGCAAAACCCAGCATATCTAAGTGATATTACGGAAGTTGGTCATTACTATATCTATACGCAAGACACACAAAATGCGTTAGATTTCCCGTTACCGAAAGCGTTTAGAGATGCAGGTTGGTTCTTTGATGTACTGCCTGGTCATTATAATGGTGCGTTAAGACAAGTACTAACTAGAAACAGCACAGGTAGAAATATGCTCAAATTTGAACGTGTTATCGACATCTTTAACAAGAAAAACAACGGTTCATGGAATTTCAACCCACAAAGTGCTGGTTATTGGGAACATATCCCTAAGAGTATTACAAAATTATCAGATTTAAAAATCGTTGGTTTAGATTTCTATATCACTACTGAAGAATCAAACCGATTTACTGATTTTCCTAAAGACTTTAAAGGTATTGCAGGTTGGATATTAGAAGTAAAATCGAATACACCAGGTAATACAACACAAGTATTAAGACGTAATAACTTCCCGTCTGCACATCAATTTTTAGTTAGAAACTTTGGTACTGGTGGCGTTGGTAAATGGAGTTTATTCGAAGGAAAGGTGGTTGAATAATGGTAGTAGATAATTTTTCGAAAGATGATAACTTAATCGAGTTACAAACAACATCACAATATAATCCGGTTATTGACACAAACATCAGTTTCTATGAATCAGATAGAGGAACTGGTGTTTTAAATTTTGCAGTAACTAAGAATAATAAGCCGTTATCAATCAGCAAACATAATGCGATGACTAGTATTGTGCTTAAGACGGATAACTTCGACGATGAACACGGCGCTTATATTAGTGATGAACTTACAATTGTTGATGCAATTAACGGACGAATGCAATACGTTATCCCGAATGAGTTCTTAAAATACACTGGACGCGTACATGCGCAAGCATATTTTACTCAAAACGGTAGCAATAACGTAATTGTAGAGCGTCAATTTAACTTCAATATCCAGAATGATCTAATTAGTAATTTTGACAGTAAAACAAAGCTAGTTTATATCAAATCAATTCAGGACTTAACAGAAAGTGTTAAAGAAGAAGTTGAGGACTTAAAGAAAAGTTTGAGTGATACAAAATCGTTGGTTACTGAAATTGATAGTCGTATTAATCAAGGTATTCAAAGATTAGAAATCAAACAAAATGAAGCGGTACAGATGATTACAACAACACAAGACAAAGCCGTTCAATATATAAATAGCGAGTTCCAGAAAATTGTTGATAAAGAGCAAGCGATTTTTGAACGTGTTAACGAAGTTGAACAACAAATCAATGGCGCTGACCTTGTTAAAGGTAATTCAACAACAAATTGGCAAAAGTCTAAACTTACTGATGATTACGGTAAAGCAATTGAATCGTCTGAGCAGTCCATAGATAGCGTTTTAAGCGCAATTAACACATCTAGGATTATTCATATCACTAGCGCAACAGATGCGCCAACATTTAAAGATATAGGCACTTTAGAGACGCCTAAAGAAGATGGCGTTGATGATGGTTCTGAAGTTTCAGCAACTACGAATACTTTAGGGAAATCAGGCTTGTTAGTTGTTTATGTTGTTGATGACAGTACAGCTCGTGCTACATGGTATCCAGACGATTCAAATGATGAGTACACAAAATATAAAATCGGTGGCACATGGTATCAGTTCTATAAAAAAGTTGACGAAGAATTAACGAAGAAATTTGTTGAAGAAACGGCTAACAACGCTTTAAATCAAGCTAAGCAGTATGTAGATGATAAATTCGGAACAACGAGCTGGCAACAACATAAGATGACAGAGGCGAATGGTCAATCAATTCAAGTTAACTTAAATAATGCGCAAGGCGATTTGGGATATTTAACTGCTGGTAATTACTATGCAACAAGAGTGCCGGATTTACCAGGTAGTGTTGAAAGTTATGAGGGTTATTTATCGGTATTCGTTAAAGACGATACAAACAAGCTATTTAACTTCACGCCTTATAACTCTAAAAAGATTTACGCACGATCAATCACAAACGGCAGACTTGAGCAACAGTGGACAGTTCCTAATGAACATAAGTCAACGGTATTGTTCGACGGTGGAGCAAATGGTGTAGGTACAACAATCAATCTAACCGAACCATACACAAACTATTCTATTTTATTAGTAAGTGGAACTTATCCAGGTGGCGTTATTGAGGGATTCGGACTAACCACATTACCTAATGCAATTCAATTGAGTAAAGCGAATGTAGTTGACTC